CCAAAATGCCAGGTGGCCCACCAAAAGGTTAGAAGGGAGGGGCAAAAGGATCAAGGGTTGGACAGGTAAGGGAAAAGTGGTCACTTTAAGGGTACCCCCCAGGCAGAGCCTGTAGTGTTAGCAACCACTTTTGGGGTCAAAGAGCTACGATCCAGCAGCAAGCAAATGCAAGGAAATCTAATAACAGCCAAGCATGGTGAGAACAGTGCGGTGTGCAACAGGCCAAGACATCATGGTAACCGTGGGCATCAATTGCACTCTAATCCGCTCATACACGGACTGACCATAGAGTGCAACTTCATAGGAGAAGCTTTCAAGCTGCTGCTTGAATTCAGTCTCACCACGGCACCAACAAATTCTGGACAATAGCGAATCAAGAGGAAGCACAGGAACTGGAAGGGGAAACTCTGGGGTGTAATGCATTCTGCGCTTCAAGAAATCAACAGACATAGGAGGAACAGCCTGGACAGTGGTTGTCTTATCAGCACCAGTGAGAATCATTCCAAATTCTTCATTCATAATTTTGCAATACAACTCTGTGTCAATGGGCTTGCGAGTTGAGAGTATCAAATCATCACCATAAGCCACAGGCCAAAAGTCACTGTTTGGGTCTAGCAAAAGCATGCAATAGTGGGTCATAACCACATTGCAAAGGGTATTCATAATGGTAGTGATAGGACAGCCTGAAGGCATGCCTCCCTCAACTACGATCTCATTGGACCCTACTATGTGGGTGGAAATCAAAATGGGCTGAAACAATCTCATGACAAATTGTGGTTCAGGAGTCAGGTTGGAAATCATTTGTGCCACCCTGTGCATGACTTGCAGTGGCAGCCTGGAGTCAAACTTAGAATAGTCAAAGCAATAATTATAATCAAATAGACTAGTGCAAAGGGGTAGCATGTCTGTGTACACATTCATACCAGGGGCCATTCCAAAGAGGGTGGGATCAGATTGGTAGCACATTTGAAAGAAGCGTAGGAGGTACATGCGCATCAGGAGCGTGTAGTCAAGTGAACACGCCTCCACGACACGCGTATCCCCAGATGCTATCTTAGACAGCGGCCTGAGCTCGTCCTTAAGGAAGGACGCAAACTTGACCTCTCCTGCTCCAGTGGAGGTCCCTCTGAACTGAAGTTCAAGATTAGCAACATCATTCCTGAGTCGGGGAGAAATAATTTTGTTCTCAAAGTCAATTAAGTCCCTTCTTTTGGTACCAGCATATTTGTAACCTGGAGATGATGTATGGTCAAGAGGCGTGACAGTGTCAAAGGCAGCCTCCTCAAGGGTCACAGGTTCACAGACCAGCTCAGTGTGCCTGGTGATTGCCATTTCCAATTCATCTACTACCGCTTGAAGGAGATCCGGGTGATTGCAAACCTGGTCTGAGCAGTACTTTTTGCATTTTTCCATTAGAAACTCTTCATTGGACACTCGCTGAATATCCAACCTCCTATCATGGGCTGAAAGGACAGCCGGTGCAAGTTCTGATTCAACAATGGCAGCAACTGGACTGGGTCTAAGCTTCGTGTGAGAAGGGCGGTGGATCCTCAACTGGCCCTCACGGACCTGTGTGATGATACCCTGAGGCAAGGGTGGGAGAGCGTGAATGGGGGAGGCAGCAAACCCAGTTGTTGGGAGACCGGCCATGTGGATACCAAGAGGAACCCAGTTCCCATCAATCTGAGTGATTAGAAGTCCACCACACATGCCAGACCGAGTGTGGGTGCTGTATGAGAAAGAGTCTTTTTGGGCTCCATGCCAGTAGTTTGATATGGGGATGTGCTTCAAATCTTTAACCTGCTGCGCGAAAGTGGAGTCAGAGGTCATGTAGAGAAGAAAAGCGGGAGGGTTGAATGGCAGAGAGGGGATCCTAAATTTCAACTCTTTGTAAATTGGCGTTCCGGGTGGAAGCAAGAAAACAGAAACGTCGCCTTCATCCCTAATGTGAAGAAGGCGACCAGAATATTCACCATAGGCTGTTGCAATTTTGACAATCCCCGAAAAATCCTTTGACATGTGTTTATTAATGATCAGATTCCTGCCAGAAACCAAAGCATGGGCCCACCTGTCACCACAAGTGAGGTAAGCACAATTTTTAAACAAATGGGTAAACGGGGCTGAAAATGGTGATTGAGGAGAGGCCCTGCGGGCAAGCTCACGAGCGGAGATGCGCGTGGCAGAGCCCGTAGGATTGTATGGGCCTTGATCCTCGGGTAGAGTCTCAGATTTTGGAAGTAGTCCAGAAACAAGTGAGGATAACTTGGGTATTGCATACAGGAGAAGGCCAGCAAGACCACCAGCACCAAAGAGCATCACGGCCCACTCTGGGGCGCGACGCTGAGGGCACTCGCGGAAGATGCTTTCTCGGATGCGAACAACTTCAGGGGTAATCTCATCATCAGAAAGCATGGGGAGTAGGGGCTCATGGACTTTAAAAGCTTCGAGTCTGGTAATCCACAGGTCATCGTGGGCATCGGGGGAACATGGGACTTCCTCTTCAGGGTTTTGTGCAAATGCCTGGCGGCGGTCCAAATCCTCAAGGATAGTGTGAAGCAAGGTCTCATATCTTACAGGGGCACCAGTGTCAAAATTTGAAATGTTGAAAGAAGACCCATCAGCTATGGTCTGCTTGGAGAATGGAAATTTAGGGGGGCCAATCGAGAGCTTGATTGGAAACCTACGCTTTAGGGCGCCAGGATCTGTGAGTGTATATGTGTCAAAATCAATTCTGTTTGTGGTTGCAATGACAAGCTTACCTGCGTAATATCCACCTTTGTCCTCAAGGGCAGCCCTGGGAGGAATAAAGGGGACACACGAGATAGCCTGGCAAATACAAGCCAAATCCAATTCATTTTTAGACTGCCCTAAATCATCGAAACAATGGACATACTGACCAGTATAACCATCATAATGCTCCGATGCAACTGGGTGGTAATAGACTTTCCATTTTTTGATAGCCATGACATCTTCTGCCAATTTGGACATGAGGAGGGACTTTCCAACACCCGGTGGACCGGAGATCCACACCCCGAGGGGTTCAGGGCGTTTGTCAACAGGTTCAGGGACTGTGGGGGAAGTTCTACACAACTTTTCAATGGAGGCACACACTAACTTTTGAGCTCTTTCGGGAAGTCCTGGGATCTTGCTGGCGACATGGAGCTTGCCCAGCAAACGTTCCTTAAGCCTATCCAATTCATGCCTGTGATCAGGCTCAGTGTTGTACCTAATTAACAGGGAGTTAGCCTGATAAACCAAATCTGAAACTGTCATTTGAATTTGTTCATTTTGAGCTGGGGGGTTGACCAAGTTGACCCAAATCCATTGGAAGAAAGTGATCACAGTCTTGATCCACCAAACAAAGTGCTTGGCAGCTGTTGTAATTGATGCAAAATTCTGGGGCCTAGCAAAAATTCCTTTAATCTTATTTTTCATTGTGTTGAAAAGCCTGAGAGGAGCGCCTTCAAGAAGGGGAGCAGCAGCTGCACACACTGCATCATAGGTACCACAAGAAAAAGCTTCGATGAGCGTGACCAGAAGAGGGGGGGGTTTGAGCGTGACAGCATTGTACATGGTGACTCCGCCCAAAAGGAGGGTAACAACAGGATTGTTAGCAACTGACATGACATAAAGATTAATGACAGACTGAATGAGGAAAGGTGCATAAGCCTTTAATGTAGACTTCAGAACATACGAATCAAAGAGGGAGAAAACGCTAAAGGGACCCTGAGGGAGGGCGCCAGAAGTATCTGGCCAATATTTCTGGTCAGGGTACTCAGCCTGAGGAGCAGTGGGTTGGCAAAAAACCGGAGAGCGGAAGAAATTAGGGGCTTCCTTGAACATCCATCCCACAATAGCAAAAACACTAGTCCTAGAGAGCTTGGAAACTGGCAGAGCCCAGTTGTCAAGGAAAAAATTAACTTCTGGGCTGGTAGCATCAATGAGTGCATGCACACATAAATCGTGCTTGCAGCAGGAGGAAAAATATTCAACTATTGTCCAATCCCAAATAACAGGACCAGCAAGCAAATATGGTGCTGGCTTCACAACTTCAAACTTATACCTAGTGGCCTTACAACAAGGGGTGCCTGAGCATTTAGATTTGCCTTTTCTAGCAGAAAACACCAATTTCAAAATAACTCCCTGGGATTCCAAATAATACTCTTCGGTCAGTGGGTTTTTAATCACTCGGACCGGGCCTGGATTAGGCTCGATACCCTCACAAGTCAAATCCCTACACCACTGGCTGGGGGCCAGAGGGTCGTAGCTGCGAACAGCCAGCCACCTCTGAAGGGCAATGAGAGCCTGGGCACATAGCAAAGGAGGGAACAAGCCAGTGAGAAGTGGAGACTTCAACATTTTAAAGAAGATGAAAGAATATGAGACAGGACCTGGATTTTCCTCAACACCTTCGCGGGGTAGATCCCGCTGCCACACAGAGTCGGAGATGACAATACCTAAAAGGATGGATCCTCCGACCAAGCCAACAACAAAAGGTTTATAAACTTCAAGCAACTGAATGAGTAGGGAGAAAGGGCCAGGATTGCTCTCAACATCACCATCTTGAGTAAGGTCTCTTTGCCAGCCCTGTGCACTAGCCGCGGCAATGATCTGAGATGTCACAGCAGGTGCCAATGTAGGATCAGAAGAGCGCATCAATGTGAGTCGAGCAAGGGCAGTGCGGTATGATGGGGAACCATTGACCAAGTCAGTCGGGAGAACCCAGTCAGGAATCGGGCGTGGGAAAAACAAATTGGGGGACCTAATGGCGGCATAAAGCGTGACGTGCTCCGTGGTTGATGACCCGAGAGCACGAAGCACTAGAATGCCCAGACTGGAGTCACTATCAGTGGAACGAACGGGGGTCTGGGAGTAGAAGGGTACTGAAAAAACAGAATGACCATTAGGTGGTATAAGAATGGCTCCGTGAGAGGCTGCAGCATGGGTAACTCCAGTGAGAATGGAGTCATCCCAATAATGGGCTACCTCAAGGGTGTGGGAGGTAGTATTAACAACACAGAAGACTGGCTCACCATTGAAGAAAGCAGCAGTACGTGCCAATGCTGCGTGGGTGTTGGCAGGGAAAGGTACAGGGAAATGTGTCGGGGTACCAGAGGCTGGGACTTGATCTGAGACGTGCCAGAACCTCCCTAGCAAGTTCTCAACCCTGGAATGGGATTCAGTGAACATAGGATGGGGCTCCCCGGAGCCATCGGGACCGAGTAAACCACGGGAAAAGTCAATTGCCGTCACATTGGGGGCAAAGGGGTCGGTAACTTGGACTTGGGAAAAGGAAGTAGGAGGAGCCTGGTAAAGCATGTTGTTGGATCTAGGAACATAAAATTTAACATCAGCTCCAAAAGATAAAAACACTTGAACAGTTACTGACTCAAACGCGGCAGCGTTCCGGGAGAGTGGATTGTTGACAAAAATCTTTAGCCTACCCCAGTAGGAACCAGAGGTGGGTTTGTACCAGGTATTAGAGACATAAGGGACAACTAAACTTCCAGTGTTGGTTGAAGAAAAGTCCATAACTGTATAAAAAACGCCCATAGACGTCTGATCGTTGTACTCATCTGTGCCATCCATTTCAAAGCAGACTCGCAGCCTACCCTTGTGAAAGACAGAAGTGGCACAGAGGAGGGTGACAACCAGGGAACCACGGGCGTAAGCAAATGAGTTGGCCATAATCCCAAGGGGAGCTGTGGACTGACCAAGGTCCAAGTTGTATGCCATAAGTTGAGTTCCTGCAACCTGGGAGGGAGTCCAAGTCAATTGGAAGTCTTTTTCTCTAGTTCCTGGGCGCATTGCCACCCAAGCAAAGTCACTAAAAGGGCGGGCACCACCAGGAGTCATTGAATCTATTTTGAATCCTTCACCAGCAATTGACAAAGTGGGGGCATTGTTGGCTGTTCTACTGTTACCCATGTTGATGCTGCCTGGGGTATTCACAATTTGCATCTCTTGGAGTTGTGAATGGGCAGAGAACCAAGTGACACCTGGGGGCGGGGCTTGCCTACGTGGCATTGGAAGAGCAAGCTCAGATTCCAACGCAGCGCAATAGACAACACCAGTCAGTGTAGAAGAAGTGTTTGGTGGAGGCCTGTATGGAGTCAAGACCATGATTCTAAGTGAACCCATCTGATTAGATGAAAGGGGTACATATGGGGTGGTGGCAGCATAGGGAACCACAAGCCTGGCGGTGGAAGTTCTTGCCACGTCAACAATGACATGAGGAGAATTGAAAACTGTTGAGTGATCATACCCTGAATCCGAAACTGTGCGCGGGAGAAAATAGACAACCATAATACCAGCAGCTCCCATGGGGGCATTAACCTGAATCTCAAAAACAAACTTAGTTCTAACATTCCTTAAAAACAGAGCCGTAGCTGAAGGGGGGGCATAGGAGGAGTTCACATAAAGGGCACTAGGTAGATCCAGAACTAAAATGTCCGTGAACATTCCAGATGACTGATAAGTGAAATAAGCCAACCTAGTTAGTTTATGGGTGAGGTCTGCCTGCAAGTTAGGAGACATAGTGTTAGCAAAAGCCAGATCATTAAAGGTAAGGGGCTGTGCGACAGTGGAGCTCCCAGAGGAGGGGTTCTGGGCATTGCTGGATCCTGCATTTGTAGTGATAGTAGCTGGTTGGGCCTGACCGGTATTTTGGACCGGATCAGGTGTAGTGTCCATTGAGCTGGGGGTAGTCTCCACAGGAGCCGGAGCCGAGGGATCGGGCCCAGCGGAGATGTTGGAGGGGAGGGTCAACTCAGGGCTTACTTCAGCTGCAGTTGTACTCGCAGCGGCTGCTTCACTTACGCCACCTCCAAAGAGGAGCGGAACTGACTCGGTGAGCGTGCCGATAGCCAGCTCTGTTACGAGAGAAAAAGGATCCATGGGGGGGGTGTCCCTACAACAGGTGGGCGTGGGAAACGGGGCTATCACCCTGTACTAGGCCAGTCGTAGATTCCCAACTACGAGTCCACTGCACTAGGCTACCAGGCCGGGATATCGAATCGAGTCCCTTTTGGTGCAGCAGCCCTAGCTCATCCACCTGAGGTCGGCCATTACAGCCTAGTTTGTTGGTTCCCACCATCCGGATGCGCCCTCACGGCAAGCGTCGCTTGAACCCTTCACCTACCCAAAGTTTATGAGCAGGGAGAGGGGTCCACCACGTCCACCCGCCGCTACAGCGACCGGCATGGTTTCCCCTGTGGGCACGTTTGGCCATTACAGTACACGTCCAGTGTTGATGATCTTTCGACCATGCCACTGGTGGAGCAGACACAAAGCAAATGAGATAGATCCGTCCGAGTCATGTCCAGGAAATCCAAACCAAAATAACAAGGGAAGAGGGAAATTTGGGAAGAAGGTAGGAAGGAAAAAGGGGAGGGGGTCCCCGGATATCGCTCCGAGGTGGCGTTCAAAA